TTTTTTAGTGTTGGTTTTGTTCGTGTTGTTGCTATTTTTTGTATATATGCGGGCGAAAGAAAATATGTTTACGCGCGCAAATTCTTATGATGTTTCGCAATATGAATCCAATGTATATCCGTGTATTAACGAGAGTAAACCAATGCCACATTTCCAGACATAAAACGAATCACATTATATCTTTCTTCAAACAAGGTTAAATCGTATGAATATTTATATATTTTAGTGGGGTCGACGTCAATATTACCTATTACATTACCTTCGTCGTCGCATATTGTATTGACTTGTTGTGTTTCGTCAAAATCCGGGGTTAAGGTTAAAATATCCATGACAACGTCTTTAAACTTGCCTAAATTCATAGCACCAGATGGCTGTATTTCGTAGGGACTTGTATTCAAAGCAAAACTATAACTATACAAACCGTCGTCTGAGTCACCTAAACATTTTTCATATTTTTCTAAATATCTATAAATATCTGACCCAAATTCGTTTTCTCTATATTTACCATCTAACAAAATGGATACTTGTTGTAATATATGTTTTACATTATTTGTATTTGGATATTGTGTAATGGCAAATGATTCGGTCATTCCGTCGTGAGGTAGTTCTTGGAAAGATAAATCTACGTTGGGTTTATCTTTGTATTTCCAATTGGTATAATTACTCCATTCGTTTCTTTCGTATACATCGGTTCTTCGTAAAAACCAAAACCAATTCGACACCAAGTTATTTGTCTCTATTTTTAGGCGTCGGGTTCCAACAATATGTTTATAATTGGTTTCTTTTACATCTAAGAATAAATGGGTTTGTTCGTTTGCCGCAAATACTTTAGTTTCTTCTTCGGACAAAAAAGCGTATGTCGCAATCAAATTTACATCGCTCGCCCATTGATTTGTTACATTTGTATAAATATTGTCACTAGGCGGTACTTGTAAAAACCGATGCATTTGATAAATAGCATTTCCAAAGTCTGGACGCATACGCTCATAAGGCATTTGAGTGACATTCATTATAGTACATAAATCACGAATAGGTTTAATTGTAACATCAATAATCAATTCATTGTATTGGAGACAAACCAATGGAAACGCCATTTTACTCGAATTGGAGAACCAAAAAGGTAAAGGTATATATAATTTACGACCGTATATAGAAGGTTCAGGCGGTTCGTCTGGATCATTGGTTATCGTATTTGGATAATATCCATTTCTATAATAAGCTGGGTCATTCAATTCCGGTACATTACCGGTCATTTTGTAATATTGACTTTTCTTATTGAATGCTTCATTACGTTCTATTCTATTTTTAATATAATCACCACTAAATTGCTGAAGGATTTGACCACCTGCCGACATAGTCACTTGGTCAATCATCAAAGAACCAATATGTTCAATCCATTTGAATTCATATGGATTTTTAGACCCTTCGTGATCATAAAACGGACTCCAAATATTGGGTAAAGTCACTACTAAATAAGTATTCATAATTAATTCTGCATATCTAGGTATTTTAAAAGTAAACTTAGAGCTTTCATTCAAATGTAATGTACGTTCTCCATTGAAATCAATACGATATTTTTGTAGTCCAAAATTAGTATATTTTGCGTATACACTTTTAAAAAACGTTTTAGTAGGATTACCATTCAATATAATGTTTTGATTTCCATAAGCTATAATATTTAATAATCCGCCAGGCATTACTTATAATTTAAATATATATTTATATTACATATGAACAATATATATGTAATATCAGTAACCTTTTTAGCATTTATCATTTTATATATATATATAAATGTAAGCTCTAAACAACAAAAGTGTAATATTATAGATGATATGGACTATCCAGCATTAAGTGTACCTGATTTGTCAGGCATACCTATTAAAGATATTATATTTAAATCAGCATACAATTGTTGTTGTGTTGGTGGCATGAAAAACGATTATGTTTCTTTGTGTGCCTTAAAAAATTGTTATCGTGCCGGAGCCCGCGTGCTAGATATGCAAATTTTTTCTTTAAATAGTGAACCAGTAATATCCGCTTCTACAGTCAACCAAAACGAATATAAAGAATTATATAATTATTTGGGATTTTCAGAAACTATGAATCATATTAAAAATACATTTTTAAATACAAATATGAGTCCAAATAATAATGAGCTCTTATGTATAAATTTAAGAATTAATAGTAACAATAAAGCGTTATATAATAAAATATCAAACACGCTTATTGAAACATTCACAGACAGAGCACAAATGTTATTGCCAGGAGATATAGATATCAATAAAGATTTAAATACATATTCACTAAATGAATTGAAACATAAAATTATTATTATGGTAGATTTGAATGCTTCGCCACAATTTCGTGATTCTTTTGGGTCGACCGATTTAAGCCGTTTGGCATTAATTACTTTTGGAGATGGCTTTAAATATCATTCATTATATGCGAACGAGGCATCTTTACAATCTGGTGTAGAACTTTCGAGTATATATCCAAACAAGACGGCATATTCAAATAATTATGATTATGTAGATAAAGGAAAGCGAAATAAGTTTAACTTTATTTTTATGAATTTTCAGAAAAGAGATAATCATTTGACCAAATATTTGGATGATTTTAATAGTTTTTCATTTAAACAGGTTTATAATATGGAGTAATATATATGTCATATTTAAAAATATTGGAAAAGGCTATAGACGTTAATAAAAAATTGAGAAAAAAACAAAAGAGACAAATTGTAAACACGGAAACAATCGAAATATTAGAAGAATTTATAAAAAAAAATGGACTTGTTTGTTATGGGGGTATAGCGATTAATTCTATTTTGCCTAAATCCAAAAAAATATACAATAATCAATTGGATATACCCGACTATGATGTATTTTCGCCAAACGCGATGGAACACGCAAAAATGTTGGCATCGGTTTACGCCAATTTAGGATTTCCTAATGTAGAAGCTAAAAGTGCGATTTTTTTTGGAACCTATAAAGTATTTGTGAATTTTATCCCCGTCGCGGACATTACTCATTTATATGAACCAGTGTTCAATATTATTCAAAATAAATCTATTCTTAAAAATAATATTTTATTTTCACCGCCGAATTATTTAAGAATGAGTATATACCAAGAATTATCACGACCTTACGGAGATGTTACTCGTTGGAGTAAAGTGTATGAACGCCTTACTTTATTGAATGAAAATCATCCATTTTATTATGACGTAGATTTAACTCAAAATAACATGATATCAAATAAAGAAAATAAGTTTATTTATGAAAAAATAGTAAATATGTGCGTACAACAACAATACGTTTTGTTTGGAGACTTAGGACTTTCATTTTATAAACATTATTTTCCAAAAAAATACAAAAAAGAAATAGATATGAAAGAATTAAAACAAATTTATATATTAATTGAAGACCATAAGCAAGTGTTGAATGAATTGAATAAGCTAAATATAAAATACAATGTTATATCACATACAAAAGAATATAAATTTATAAATTCTTTTTATGAAATTGAAATAAATGGTCAATCGCTCATGTATATTTTTACTACAAATTCGTGTCAATCTTATAATATTATAAAAAGAGGAGGGGTAAACTTTTGTATAGCCACAATTGACACCATTTTAAGTATATATTACGCCATTGAATTTTTAAATGAAAGCAGTATTAATAATGATAACGTTTTATCGTATTGTTATTTGCTAGAAAATATACACAGTGATAATAAAACAAATATTTTAAGACGATTTTATATACCTTGCGTTGGAAAACAAACAATGATAGAAGATATACGAAAAGAAAGAGACGAAAAATATACAAAATATAAAAAAAATAAGAAAAGTCTAGAATATAGAAAATGGTTTCTAAAATATTATCCTAAAACTCGTAAGAAAGTTAAACCTTAAATTCATCCTTATTCTTGATCCCATTTAATAGGTCTTTTACTATATTTGGGTCTATTTCAGGATGGTTTAAGAAAAACAATGGTCTTACAGGGGTATATAATTTAAGAAATACATTCATTAACAATTTTACCGCCTGATTATCCATATAAATAAATGTGCCCAATAATTTATCTATGAATAAATTGTAATTATCGTAAAACACATTGAATATATCGCTATAATAGCTATTATTCATGATAGGGTTTAAATTGGTTAAATCAAAAAACATATAGTACTTGTTAATATTTGGGTCATTACCCATTTGAACAATCGTTTGACTAATTTCGTCTATAAAACCAAGCCATTTAAAATGGGTTAAAGGTGTTTTATGAATAACACATGATAATTTATAACAATTTTCCATTTTATGAATCTTGATTTCCGAAAAGGGTTCCATTATTCAATTATATTATCATTATTTATATTAAAATTATGTATTAATGTATTTGCGTTTTTATTATAAATTTCACCGCATAAATTAGAAGATTCATATATTTCTTTTAGCAGACCGCTTGGTGCCGTTGTTCCAAATTTAATAAGATTTTTAGTTTTTAAAATATTTTTTATAGTATTTAATTTTGCTTTTTTATATTCGTTTTTTTTGTCATTCATTTGTTTTCTTGTTTGATTACCTTTAATAAAAATACTAATTGTTTTGTTTTTTTTATTTTTTCCTAGTTTAAACGTTTTTTCGATGGATGAAATGGTTTTAGGCGGCGGCGACTGTGACTCTATTAAACATTGAGGTGTCGGTAAAATCTCCGTTTTGGGTTCTATATTTATTGGCATCACTTCAATATTACATTCTGGTTCTTTTTGTTTATTGGGCAATACTTTTAATGTATTATTTTTTTTCCATTCACGGTACGTTGGTTTATTACCTGATTTTAAATTACCATAAACAGGTTCGTTTATATCTTCAAAACTCTCTTTATTCAAACAAATATTTTTTTGGGTTTTCTTATGTTGTTTCAGTTTTTCAAGTAACATTTTTCGTATGGTTGACGTATTTATATTTATTTTTTCATCTTTCACTTTATTTGTTTTTTTTACATTTAAATCACTCGGTTTGACAACAATACTACGAATACTCATATAAAAAATGAATTATAAAAATATGATTATTTATACTCTTCAAAATTGAATTAAATACTAAAGTTTAAGTATACTAACTATGGAGCATTATAATGAAACAGACAGCTGGAGCGTAATTGAGTCGTATTTCAAAAATACACATTTACAACAATTAGTAAAACACCAAGTAGATTCATATAATGATTTTGTTCAAAACCAATTGACTAAAACGATAGAAATGTTCAATCCGTTGATCATTAAATCGCCACACGATTATTTGCCTGAATATAAAAAATATCGTTTAGAAGTAGAGATTAATTTCGTGAATTTATCGATTTATCGTCCAGAAATTCACGAAAACAATGGATCGTCTAAATTAATGTTTCCAAGCGACGCACGTCTTAGAAGTTTTACTTATTCATCTAATTTCACACTTGATATGAATATTAAATATACCATTCGAAAAGGTGCAAATTTAGAAAACGAAGAATTTAAGCACATTCATTTGTCTAAAATTCAATTTGGTAAAATTCCTATTATGCTTAATTCTTGTATATGTGTATTAAAACAATATCCACATATTCACCCCGACAACATAGATGAATGTAAAATGGACCCAGGAGGTTATTTTATCATAAATGGTTCAGAAAAAACTTGTTTAGGACAAGAGAAAACCGCAGACAATAAAGTATTTTGTTTCAAACAAAAACAATCAAATAAATGGCTCTGGACAGCGGAGTTTCGTTCTGTACCTGACTGGAAATGTATATCTCCTAAACAAATTTATATGATGCTTAATTCTAAATTATCCGCATATGGGCACGATATTTTAGTTCAATTACCACGACTAAAAAAACCGATACCTTTGTTCGTGTTGTTTCGTGCTCTAGGGATTGAAAGTGATAAAAAAATATGTAATATTATTCTTTTGAATAGTAATAAAGAAAGTAAATTATTAGAATACTTGAAAGCATCCATTTACGAAGGCGCTGAATATAACAATTACGAAGATGCTTTACAATATATTATTTCGAACGTGATTTATACCCCCATCAATATGGATAAAGACGAAGGACATAGGAAAAAGACCGAATTTGCGAAAGATGTTTTGTCTAATGACTTGTTTCCGCATTGTAAAACAAAAGAAGAGAAGATTTATTTATTAGGATTTATGACAAAGAAAATAATTCTTGCGTATAGTGGTATCGAAAAACAAACAGACCGCGATTCGTATGAAAATAAAAGGGTAGAATTAACAGGGACCTTGTTGAATAACTTGTTTCGTAATTATTTCAATAAAGTAGTAAAAGATATACAAAAACAAGTCATTCGCGAAATCAACAATGGTTCTTGGAAATCAAGCGAAGATTATTTTAACATCATTACTTTAACCAATATTTATAAAATTGTGAAATCAACCACCATTGAAAACGGATTAAAGCGCGCGTTATCCACCGGTGATTTTGGTATAAAAAGTATGAATACAAACAAAGTTGGGGTAGCCCAAGTGTTAAACCGTCTAACCTATCTTTCTACATTAAGTCATTTACGTAGGGTAAATACCCCGATCGATAAAAGTGGTAAACTCGTAGAACCACGTAAATTACACGGGTCTACGTGGGGATTTTTATGTCCAGCTGAAACACCCGAAGGTCAATCCGTCGGGGTCGTTAAAAACATTAGTTATATGACCAACGTGTCTACGTATTCAGACAGTACACCCATATATGAATTTATCAAACCTTATTTATATCCATTAGACCATTATGAAACCGAAGATTTTTACGATAAAGTAAAAGTATTTGTAAATGGGCGATGGATAGGTATTACACACAATCCTATTACACTATTTAAAGATTTAAAACAAAAAAAACATAATGGAATGATACACATTTATTGTTCTATTGTGTTTAATTATCAAAATAAAGAAATCTATGTATGTAATGATTGCGGCCGTTTAGTGCGTCCTTTGTTTAAAGTTAAAAATAATAAAATATTACTGACAAACAATACGATTCAACGCCTAAAAGAAGACGAATTGTCGTGGAGAGACTTGCTTTTACCCTTAAATATAGATGAATCTATTATTGAATATATTGATTCGGCAGAACAAAATAATTCTATGATTTGTATGAAACCAAACCAGTTCAAAGAAGAATATAATTATACTCATTGTGAAATTCATCCAAGTACTATATTTGGAGTATTGGCGTCATGTATTCCGTTTCCTCAACATAACCAATCGCCTAGAAATACATATCAATGTGCCATGGGTAAACAAGCCATTGGTATTTATGTATCGAATTTTAACAAAAGAATGGATAAAACAGCTTACATATTAAATTATACAATGCGCCCTTTGGTAGAAACGCGCGTTATGAATATGATGAAATTAAATCAACTACCATGTGGTAATCAAGTGATAGTCGCGATTATGACACATGGTGGATACAATCAAGAAGATAGTTTATTGTTTAATCGTGGTAGTTTAGACCGTGGATTATTTCACGCGACAATTTACCATACTGAAAAAGACGAAGATAAAAAAATAAATGGCGAAGAAGAACTTCGTGTTAAACCAAACCCAAATATTACACGAAATATGAAATTTGGTAATTACGATAAAATCAACAAACAAGGAGTAATTGATGAAAATGAATTGATTGAAGACAAAGACATTATTATATCTAAAGTAGTTGTCATAAAAGAAAATAAAAACGATAATACAAAATTAATCAAATACGAAGATCAAAGTAAATCATATAGAACGACAGAAGAATGTTATGTAGACAAAAACTATATTGACCGAAACGGCGACGGGCATACGTTTTGTAAAGTAAGGGTCCGTTCTACGAGAAAACCCAATATTGGAGATAAGTTTAGCAGTAGACACGGACAAAAAGGTACCATTGGTAATATTATTAACGAAGAAGATATGCCTTATACAAAAGATGGACTTCGTCCGGATATTATTATCAATCCACATGCGATCCCATCTAGAATGACGATCGCTCAATTAAAAGAAACCTTAATTGGTAAATTGCTTTTAAAATTAGGATTATTTGGCGATGGTACCAGTTTTGGTGAAATGGATATGGAAGAAGTCTTTAAGGAATTAAAAAAACATGATTACGAATCACGTGGTAATGAATTGTTGTACGATGGAAAAACAGGCGAACAAATCGAAACATCTATATTCATAGGTCCTGTTTATTATCAAAGATTAAAGCATATGGTAAATGATAAACAACATAGTCGTTGTATTGGTCCAATGGTAAATCTTACACGTCAACCAGCAGAAGGAAGGAGTCGTGATGGTGGTTTAAGATTTGGTGAAATGGAGCGGGATTGTATGATTTCGCATGGAGCCTCTAAATTTACAAAAGAACGTATTTATGATGTATCAGACAAATATGCGGTTAATGTCTGTAAAAAATGCGGTATGATTGCGGTTTATAATGATAAAGAACATATTCATTTATGTAATGTATGTGAAAATAGAACGGACTTTTCCAATGTTAAAATTCCTTATAGTTGTAAATTATTATTTCAAGAATTAATTACAATGAATATTGTTCCGAGAATTATGACATAAGATAAATATTATGTATATATATATAATGAGTTATTTAGGAGGAACCATACATGGAAAAAGAACGGAAGTAGGATTTCAAAGCACTTTGGTTGGTTCTGAAGTTGCTATGAAACGAAGATTATTAAGAAAAGCATTTAGAACCAACCAAGTAAAAACAAACGACGGTACTTTGGTCGGAAAATCCACATCAGGACCATTTCGAACAGCATTCCATCTCGGAGATGGTTTGTCGAGACAAAATCAATCATGTGGAGGTGTCAATCAAGTCAACGGAACACACGTCAACCGAACAAAATTAGGGGGTAGTGTAGGACAAAATTCTTGTAATGTGAATACATTAGGATTTACGCCATTAGAAGTACCCCTTGAAAGCGGGAATCAAAAATATGTCTCTGAATCTTCTACTTACACAAGATTCAAACATTTA